GAACAGTTACATAATTAAGAGTCAGAATTGCTGCTGACCAACCAAGAATAATAACTCGGACGAGAGTTGATACACCCTCATCCGCCCACTCAAATTTGTTTTCCTTTTTGGCTTCCTCTTTCTTTGGATTTGATTCCATGAGTAAAGAGTTAGGCAGTTTTATTTATGCCTGTGCTTCTTTCCAAGAGAAACGTGCGTCAATTCCTTTTTGTGTTCCTGTAATATTTGTAGCACGAATTGCTAGAACTTCAGGACCATCTGGGAAGAGACCTGTTGGATTAGATCCAGTTGATGTATCATAATTAGCACTACCACCACCTAAGATACTATTAGATAGTTCTTTAACCTCATCCAAACTATACTGGTTGACACCGTTATCAGAATAGAATCCAAAGATAACTTCTCCACCATTCAGTTGAGTGTTTGTATTCATAATAGCGTATTCTGCAATAGAAGTACCACCAACAGGAAGCCATATACCTTGAATGTCAGGGATAGGATTCAACACCAACTCAACGAAGAACTTACCGTTAGATGATATATCAACCTGAGATAGAATCAATTGCATTCTATTAACAAGTTCTCTATCACCAAATTTACCAGGAATACCATTATCAACAGATGGTGCTACACGTAGAGCAATAATCGCTCGTGTTTGTCCTGATTGGATTCCACCTTGTCGTTTCGTAGCAGCAGTATAAACATATGCTCGGTCATCATCTAGTCTACCATCCATGATAACAGATGAACCCCAATGACTAATCTGTGGTACAGATGTCGCTGCAATTAATTCTAGAGAAATTGGTTGAGTAGCACTATATGTAAATGCAGTTGCAGAACCGGTTCCCATAGGAGGGAATGCGATATTGTTTGGGTTAGCAGCAGTAACAGACTTACTTAATTGAATACTGGTTCCACTAATACTATGCACAAAAGTATCATCAGGAACATCACCACCAATAACACGTTGTCCTTTTTGTATTCCAGTACCAGAAGATACTGTACCATATGAAGCGTTATCTGCAATGGTCAAGTTAATAGCAGTAGTTCCAGATTTCTCTCTAGTAATTCCAGTAAAAGCACCAGATCTAGTAACACCAAGAGGAGATAGTGCAGATCCTATTGCATCTTCTAAACTAATTCCTAGAGAACTACCAGGAGTATCAGTAATAGAGAATGCTGTTGAACTAATTACCTGCGCAACATAGTATGTTTTTCTAGATACAATATTTGAGAATGGTCTGTCAAATGTAATTGTCTGAACTCCATTTCCTTGTAGTCCTGTTGTACTTTCTACCACAATACTATTGTTAGCAGCTACAACAGAAATTACATCTTCCTGGTACTTAGTTAGTCCTGTGTAGTTAATGTATTCTTGATTAGCAGCAGTAGCAGAAGTTGTTTGTCTAACTCTAAGAGTGCCAGAATTAGGGAATCCATATGGAGGTTCCTGTACATAGATTACACTATCAGTATTACTAAATGATTTTGTCGCTGTTGTAGATGGACAAATTGTATTAACTTCATAACGAGCAGGTAAATTACCAGATCTCATGTATGCTTCAGTATTCTGGTTATTGTTGGGAATTTTATGTACGTAAATTACATTACCATCTGTAGCACGGAAACCCCAACGGATAAAACCAGCACCATACCAAGAATAGTCCATGTAGAACATCTGCATCTTGGTTACGTCAAGTGTATAACCAGACTTACCACTACCATCACAACGATCAATATTCCATAGATCTTGATCCCATACTGTTTCTACAGTCTTAGTAATAGGAACGTTAATATCAGATGCTCCTCTATAGTCAGGGAAAATAACCATCTGTGTATCAGAGATAATACCATCAACGCGATAAGATGATCCACGAAGAACAATAAAATCACCAATCTCTAACTGTTTGGAAAACTTAGTACCTTGCTGGTTGGGTCCAGTATAACTAGAAATTAGCGAACTACCAGTAGTTACTGTCGCTTTACCTGATAACTGGAAAGTAGATGTTCTACGAACAAGACTGGTATGTCCGTTAGCATGACGGAAGAAGATACCATTCTGTTGATCCATCATTCCGATTTCAAGGTTAACACCATTAGCATTAATAGGTGTTACTGTATATTCACCAGAGGCAGTTGATTCTGATGGAGTTGAAGCAGCAACATACTGGAAAGTATATGCGTTGATAACATTAGATACATCAAACGTTCCGTTATATACGTTATCATTACATCCACGTACATCAACCTCTGTGTCTCTAGTCACATTATGTGCTACAGCACAAACAACAGTAATAGTAGATCCAGATGATGTAATTTCATCAATGTTTTCGATAGCCGGAGCAAGAATAGAACCAGTAGAGAACGCTACACCTTTACCAGACTGATAGCGGAAGTATCTCTTTGTCTGCCTGACTGCCTGTTGGTTTTTAGAATGAGAGTTAGTTGAGAACTTAACACCACCATCAAATGCTCTGTGAATAGAAGAACCTTGAGGTCTTGGATATAATTTAATAGTACCACTGTTTACAGATCCAGTTGGTGCTGCGTCTGGATAGTATTCAAATACAGTTGGAGACTCAACTGTTGCTATAACCCATGATCCATTTACATTAGTACCACTAGATCCAGCAATAGCAATTTCGTTTCCAAGTTCTAGACCGTGTGCATTAGAGCAAGTAACTCTAACCTGTCCATTTCCTGGTGCAGATAAACTAATAGTTCCACCAATCTCAGATCCACTGTAATGAATGCCAGTATATACTGCAGTTCTAGCATCGATATCAATATCACTATCACCAGAATTCCAAGGATATTTTGCTGTATAGTTAAACTGGTTTGCTCCAATGTTTACAGAATCAATAATGAATACGCCATTAGCACCATCGTGAATAGTATCTTGTACAAAAATAGCTGTGCCTGCTGAAGGTAGAGGAGTCTCTAGTACGTTTACAGAACATCTAACAGTTTTACTATCTTCAAATGCTTCCATCTGAGTAATTGACAGAGGAGACTGAGATTTATATGCAAATGGGTTGTTGTTGATCATTGCCAACGCTTCCCACTTAGTATCCTGAGTACCATACTCAAAGTCAGTATCAATCTGAGACTGTGGTGTAGATACTTTTGCCTTGTTTACAGAATCATGATATGTTTCTGATGGTTGAATAGTTTCTTCAAAATCATCATAAACAATCTGGAGTTTGTCTGTGTCTGACATCCCTGTGGTGTCATATGTCAGTTTAACTCTAGTGGTAACAACGTTACGAATATCAGTAGAGATGTGGTATTCAGTGGCAGTAAGTTCAGGATCCGAGAAGTTATAGATTACTTTGTTATCAGTAACGTTAGTAATAAGTATTAATTGCTCTCTCTGAATACCACCAGGAATGATAACCTCTCTTTCGGAAGCATCAAAGAGATAGTAATTAGTCTTAATGGATTTCCTTGCCATTACCTATGTTCCTCGGGCGATTATTATGCTCTATCTATTTATCACAGCCCATACCTACTCTTAGTGGCGTTGAAGTTTTGGGATACTTCATCGGCACTTAGTGCTGTGTTGTAAACTCTAGCCTCTCCAATAAGTCCATCAAAGCGTCCACTAATTCTAGGTTGACAATATCCTAAATTGAAGTCTCCAATAGTAAAACCAGTTTCGATGTCTAAATCAATATTACTAAGACTACCTACTTGTGTGTTATTCTCATAAGCAATGGGTCCATCTGTGCCATCCCTAGTTAGAACAATATGTCTCCACTCATTATAATTAAAAGTAGGACCATAAAAATTACTAGTAAATCTAGCACCATAATTAATTCTTGGTGAACCACCACTAATTCCTACTTGAAATCCAACACCACGATCCGAGGTATGACCCATAATAGCATCAGAATCTGTGGTGCCTCCAGCAGAAGTACGAACATAGATCCATGCTTCAAGGGTGTATGCTGAATTAGCATCACCTGTAGCAATGAGACCTGAACCTACTAGATTAGAATCTACAACAATCTGACTATTAGTTCCACTGAAGTCCATCCATCCGTCTGGATTAAATTCCACACTACTAATTACTCCTCCTGTGTTAGAAGTACTTGAGAGGTTCTTTACTGTGGTTGGTGGTGCAATAACACCCGTATTTGCTTTTACATATCTACCAACTGAAGGTTTCAATGCCAAATGTGGTTTAGCATATTGCATAGTTCTTGCATCACCATTGCTATTAGAGAGAACAAAATTCCAATTACCACTAATGGTAACATTGGTCCATGTGCGACTAACAATTCCTCCGTCAGGATTTTCCATCTTAGGAACAAAACTATATGTGCTTGCTACAGGAGCACCAGAACCATTTAATAGTGCGAATCTATTTGTTTGTGTATCAAGTGCCTTCATCCACATAGACACACTAACATCATATGTGCCTGAACTAGTGGTAGAAAAGAATGGACTGCCGCCGTAAATAGAATTTAAATTCGTATTTGCTTCATAGATTTTATGTTTTCCATATTGATCTGTAAAGTATTCCCCAGTATCAGTATCTGAAGCAAAATTATCTACGAGATAGTTCTGAGTATCATCATAAGTTGCTCTGTTTCCAAAGTCATAGTTCAGAAGCAGGTTGCTATTAGTTACAATACCAGAAGTAATCCTAGGTGCTACGCTAGATGCTTCGTTGATATACTTAGACTTGGTAGCGTTGTAGTTTTGGAACACTTGTGCTCGTGTTAGTGCTCTTGGATAGATACGAATTTCACCGATGTTACCATCCATAGGACCGATTGATGACTCGTTTCTGTCACCAATACCAAGATCAACATCAGGACCACCAAAATTAAAACCATTACATGATTGTGAGTTATCTAATACACCATTCAGATAAAACCTTAGCGATTTGGTAGATGAGTTGAGAACAAGCATAACATGATTCCAATCACCAATGCTGATAGCAGTTGAACTAGTAAAGAATCCATTGTTATGGAAACCACCACGGAAAGATCCAGCATTCATCTCAAAATCCCATCTGT